GTATAAGCAAATGTATGACTTGCTACACCAGGAATAGCGATCCATGTATATTGACTAGTAGTTGAACTAGTAGTTGCTCCGTCGCCTGTTACATAATTATGTGTTAGATAACTATCACTGGTAGTAAATGTTGGGGGTGTTGCACTACTTGTTATTTTATAGAATACTGGATAATATTTAGTTGCAGCAGAAATAGTACCGTTTACAGTACTTGGGATTACTCTAGTACCATAACCATATAATCCAGCACCAGTATAATCACTAGTAGTTAATGTATAACTATACGTACTATCAATACTACTGCTACTACCGCTTGTTGCACCTGAACTAGTCAAACTAGTTGTGCTTATTAAACCACCACTATATGTTAGATTACCAGAACTAACTGTACCAGTTATACTTGTACTCCAGTTGAAACTTTGATTCAAGTCAAAGTATGGAACTGAACTACTTGGGAAACTTCCTGTTATTGCATTTAATGTGAATGCTACTGGTTGAGTAGCAGTTAATGTAGTTCCAGTGGATGTATAAACACCTCTACTTGTAGTTAAACTTAAACTTACAGAACTTGTTGTGGTTGTTTGAACACTACTACTGAAATATGTATTTGGTATAGTATATGTTCCGTTACCATTAATATTCAATGCTAATAAATTAGCACCAGTAATACTACTTCCACCAATTGTTATGCTATCAGTACTTTGTACGTTAAATGTAGCGTTTGATAGTGTTAATGTAACATTAACATTTTTTGTATTAACAGAACTTGCAAGATAGTTTGCATATGCATTTTTAGTTGATGTACCACCATACCAAATATCTGTTGTGCTTAATGTTACAGGACCTAATTGTGCAATAGTAAACACACCACCTGGATAACTTGCATTACCATAATCTGCTACTACTGTTATTGTGCTACCTGCCACTACAGTACTAATATTACTTGTTACATATGTTGCAGTAGCACTACCAGATCCGGCTAATCCAGTAAGATATGCAGCATTACCAGTTATATACCCTGCAGAAAGATTACCGGTAACAGATAAATTACCTGTTGCAGTAACATTACCGTTTGCTATTACTACATTTGATGTAGTGTTTCCAACAAATAGATTGCTTAAATTACCAACACCAGTAATATTTGGCTGATAGTTAGCATATACAGTTCCAGCAACTGTTGCATTACCTGCATATGTTGCATAGTTTGCATTTGCTACAGTACCTGTTACATTAGCACCAGTAACACTAGTTAATAAACTACCGTTACCAACAAAGTAATTAGCAACAACTAAGTTCCCACCATTTATATTACCTGATGTAATATTACCAGTGACACTTAAATTACCTAATGTACCAACACTTGTGATATTTGGTTGTGCGTTTGTATATACTGTTCCAGCAACTAGTGCATTGCTTACCTGACCTGTTACATTAGAACCAGATACATTATATGCATTACCTGCATTTACTGCATATATCGAGTAGTTTGCATTTGCGACTGTACCAGTTACATTTGCACCGGTTATACTTGTTAAACTAGAACCATTTGCAACTATATAACCTACTGTTAGTATATTGTTTGAAGAATCAAACGTAAAACTACTGCTACCTGCAAATGACCCATTACTATTAAATTGAACTTGATTGTTAGAACCACCTGGACTAGTTGTCTGTGGTGATACCCAAGTTAAATTACCTTGACCATCTGTTTGTAAATATTGACCTAACCCACCGCCTGTAATTTTAACATTACCGACATTACCTAATCTAGTAACACCCGAAACAGTAAGTTGGCTTAGATTTCCTATTCCTGAAAAAGTACCAAAGAAAGTATTGGCCTTTACATTACCGTATGTATTTATTTGTAATACACCGGTAGTATTTGCTACATTGCTACCAAATGCAAACTGTGAATTTGCATTGTCCCAACCTAAGAATGCTGTTTTGGCACCTGAACTAAAGTAATTTAATGCTAAACCTCTAGATACACCGTCATCTGTAGTAAGTGTGTTACCATTCTCACCTGCACCCAAATCAATGACAGCATCTTCTATTTGAGTAGTGGTAGAATTTACAGTTGTGGTTACACCAGTAACTGTTAAGTTACCTGTAATTAGTGTATCTTTTGCATTTAGTTTACCATTGATGAATACATTACCACCAATGCCAACACCACCTGCAACAACTAATGCACCTGACTGGTAATTAGAGGATACGGTGTTACCATCAATAGACAGATTAGTGTCTATTGTGGCGTTACCGTATATTCTTGTACCTGATTTTAATAGTGCCATGGTCTCTGGTTTATCCCTATACTACTACTTATGATATTCCAGACACCTCGTCAAAAACTCCTGAAATAATAAGTTTACCCGTTTTCAATTGTTGCATTACTCTATTATTCAATGTTCCTGACACCTCATCAAACTCACCTGCATTAACTCTTGTTGGAGTAATGCTGTGAGTTGTCTGAGTAATCTCGTCAAGAACTACACCATTTCTGGTGTAGAACTTTCCGGATCTGTCTAGTCTAGCCGCGACGTTAGTTGTCATGACCTATCTCCTTAATTGAAGATGAAGTCTAAACTACCTGCAGTCGAGTTATATTGAATAAATGCAGCACTACTAGTACTACCACCAGAACCGTTAGCGAAACCAATTGCATGACCTGCGTAAATATTACCTTGAGCAGAAATACCGCCAGTAGTTCTAATTGCGCCTGTGATAGCACTTGTTGCATCTGCTGTACCACTAACAACTAAGTAATTGTTAGAAGTAATGTTGTTACCAACAATATTTCCAGAAGCATTAATGATACCTGTTACAGTTAAACCAGTTGTAGCGATACTGATAACATTCTGTGTACCAGCAATACCAACAGTTACGTTGCCGTTGTTAGCCACTGCTACGTTACTTGTACCGTTATCAATCATTGACAAGTCAATAGTTGACCAACTTAAGTTTCCATAACCATCAGTTTGTAGATATTGACCAGAAGAACCACCGTCAATTTCAACATTACCGATATCACCTAAGTTAGTTAAACCATTTACTGTCAATGCAGTCAATGTACCTAAATCAGTTAAACTACTATGTACAACACTGGATGCTAATGTTGTACCAGTTAGGTTATTAGCATTCATTGAACTAGCAGTTACACCAGTAATATTATAACCATTACCATATAACATTGTAGTAGCATTACCGATATTACCTGCAAGCACTGTACCTGTAGTAGATGTAATATTACCTGTTACAGTTAAGTTACCTAATGTACCAACACTAGTTAAACTAGAAGTTACGACACTACTGTTTAATGAAGTACCTGTAATGTTAGCACCGCTTACTGCGTATGCGACATTTGCAATATTTGCATTTGGTACATAACCGGTTACATTAGCACCAGTAATACTAGAGATATTTGAACCATCACCATATAGATATGATGATGCATTACCAATTTGACCTGCAAGTACTTTACCTGTAGTAGATGTGATATCACCGGTTACTGTTAAGTTACCTAATGTACCAACACTAGTTAAACTAGAACTTGTTACTCCGGCTGCTAATGTTGTACCAGTTAAGTTATTAGCATTCATTGAACTAGCAGTTACACCAGTAATATTATAACCATTACCATATAACATTGTAGTAGCATTACCAATAGTACCTGCAAGAATTGAACCTGATATTGATGTAATATTATTTGTTACATTTAAACTACCCAATGTACCAACTGATGTTACATTTGGCTGAGAAGCAGTTGTTAATGTACCTGTTAGATAGTTAGCAACTACATAATCTGCACCAGTGATGTTTCCACCTGAACCAGAACCAGTAATAATATCACCAGGAACATTCATTGCGCCTGTAGAATTATTGAATGTGAAACTTGCATTGCTTGCTAAGTCAGTACCGTTACTGAATTGAATTTCACCTGCAGCGCCATTTGCAGTAGCAAAGTCCCATACCGCACCGTTAGCATGATATAGACTATCAGTAATTAAACCACCTACATTAGCATTACCTGATACTGCTAAACTACTTAATGTGCCAACTGATGTTATATTTGGCTGGGCAGCAGTTGTTAATGTACCTGTTAGTAAATTAGAAACTACGATACCTGTTGTAGAACCATTACCAACTTGTAAAGTAACGTTACCTGTATAGAAGTTTAGATTAGTACTTGACGTTAGTGTATTTGCATTACTTGCAAATTGTAATGCACCTTGACTACCTGTTACTGTAATATTACCACTGATGTTACCATTAATGTTACCGTTAACAAATGAACCACTACCTAATGTAATGTTACCATTACTGAATACTGTTCCACCGAAGTTAGCATTATGTGCTACAAGATCGCCGGTTAATGTTAAACTATAACCAGTTGCATTACCGATATCTGGACTAATGAATACTGCGCTATCTGCAACTTTAATATTACCCATGCCATCATAAGCCATTGTACCCATTGCTGGAACACTGTTTGCTATATCTGCAGCGACATACGGATCAATCTTAGTACGGAATACAGTACCATTTAGATACATACCATGAGCAGTATCAGCAGTATAAGAACCTGCACCAGAGAACTGTTGGAATATGATTGGATCTGTAGTACCAAAACCACCAACTGTAGTTACTTCAGTTTGTACCCAACCTGTATCACCTTGTGTACTACCATTTACAACGAAAGTAAAGTCACCACCAGCAAATTCTGCAGCAGAATTACTGTCGCTAGAACGTGATAATATATGGGTAGTACTGTTGTAATCATAGATGCCGTTTTCCCATTGATTTGTTTGGTCTTTAACAAGAACACGGTCTTTATCTTGTAGTGTCCAACCATCAATTACATATGGACTAGATAATGTGAATGATGATAGATTAGTTTTTGTTGCGACTGCACAAGGAGCATGAACGTGTAGACCTTGAGCAACATGGTCAACATAATACTTTGTTGCTGCATCTTGGTCATTTTCTGGATCTTTAAGATTAACAATCTTTGCACCACTAACTTCAACTACACCGTTGGCATTACCTGGCAACAATACAATGTTACCATTAGTATGTGAACCATTAACAGTTAATGTTAAATCAACACTATCCAATGATTCTACTCTAGAACTTAGTACTTTATTTTGTGCAGTTACAGTACCAGTAAGATTAGCATCTGTACCATTCAATGTTGTTGCATTTACAGTTGTGATGTTACCTGTTGTACCATTCAATGTTGTTGCATTTACAGTTGTGATGTTACCTGTTGTACCATTCAATGTTGTTGCATTTACAGTTGTGATGTTACCTGTTGTGGCAGTTACTAAACCTGTATCTACTTGTCCTGTTACTGTTAATTTACCAGTACCACTTACTGCTGTTGGGTCAAATGTGAAGTGTGAACTTGCATCAAAATTGTCACCAGTATTGAACTGAATCTCATTGTTATTACCAGCCGCTTGTTGTAGATCCCAAGTTACGCCGTTTGCATAGTATAGATTATCAGTTAATAACCCACCTACATTAGCGTTGCCTGATACAGTCAAGTTAGCCAATGTACCAACTGATGTTACATTTGGTTGAGCAGCAGTTGTTAATGTACCTGCTACATATGTTGCACCAACTGTACCAGAGTTTGCATAAATGCTTCCCATTGCAGTAAAGTTATTAGCAGTCAATATGTTACTTGAATAATTAAATCCAGTATCGCTTTCTAGTACACCACCTGTACCAGCAAATACAACACCAGTATTGATTAAGTGAGTTGACTTAACATTGCCACCAGAAATCATGCCTACTGCGGTGAAATTATTTGCAGTTGCTGTGTTACTTGCATAGTTAAAGCCTGAATCACTTTCTAATACACCACCTGTACCAGCAAATACAATACCAGTATTGATTAAGTGAGTTGACTTAACATTACCGCCAGAAATCATTCCTGTTGCAGTAATATCAGCAGTCGCACTAAAGTTATTAGCAGCTAATGTGCTTGTACCAGGAGTATAAGTGAAACTTGATGTACCTAATATTTTTCCAGTACCGTCAGAATAAGGAACTTCGTTTGTTGTTAAACTAGTAACGACTAAATTAGCAGCCTGAGCAGTACCTGTTGTAGTGATATTATTAGCAGTTAATGTATTTGCAGAATATGTTAATCCTGAATCTTCTGTAACATTACCACTATTATCTTTAGTGAATAATAATGAACCAGTGTTTGTTAAACTAGTGATTTTTAGTTTACCAGTAGTTAAAGCACCACCTGCTAACGACACACCAGAATCAATAACATTACCAGTATTGTCAGTAGATAATAAATTAGCACCTGTAAACTTAGTTGTAATGTTACCTTGAATATTTGCATTACCTGATACATTAATATTTGGAGTAGCTAGTGTACTTGTTCCAGTAGTGTATGTAAAATTACTATCACCGTCGATTTTTCCGTCTGAACCATTAATATAAGTAATTTGGCCGCCGCTACCGATTGCATTAGTAATATATACTTCAGCAAAACTGCCATAACCCACTGCATTTACATTTGCACCAGAATCAATAGCGAAGTCACCATTTACTGCACTAAAAGTATTTGTTACTTCAAATAATCCATTGCCTGTATTTAAGTTAGCATAATATTGACCGGAAGCATCTAGTGAAATTTTGCTAGAATCTATCCAAACAAAATTAGTGTCATTGTAGTTTAATTGTACATAGTCTGATCCAGAAGGTGCATATAAATCGACCCCATTGCCTGGACCTTGAACATTAGCACCAACAATTCCACCATTTTGAAATCTTACTGAATCTGCAATATTAGCATTACCATTATTACCGTCTAATGTTATTTTACTACCGATTGTTACTGTATTAGTTGTTTTAGCAAACGTGAATCCAGCAACACCGTTTTGATTGCCGGCATCATTAAATTGAATATGTGTATTAGAACCTTTAGCACCGATAGTACCAGTAAATCTACCATTTAAGTTACCGGTCACGTTTAAGTCACCGTAAATATTTGCAACACTATTGGCCGCTGATACTGTACCAATTATTAGATTACCGTTTGCGGTAACGCTACCGCTAGTAGTAATACTTGCATTTTGAACACTTAAATTACCACCGTCGATACTTAAACTTGTTAATGTACCAACACTAGTGATATTACCCTGTGCGCTTGCAGTTACTGTACCTGCTATTGTAGCACTACTTGCACTTGCAACAGTACCATCAACATTACCACCTTGTATATGAGATAATCCATAAGCATTACCATAGTATACGCCTGCTTTAAGATCACCATATGTTCCCATTGTGACTGTGTTATTTGCACTATCAAATGTAGTAGTAGATGCTAATGCAAATTGTGAATTAATATGGTCCCAACCTATGAAACCGTTTTTAGCAGTTCCGTCATTATATTTTAATACAAGACCGCGTTCCTTACCGTCATTGACAGCAGGACCACCATTTGCGGTTCCACCTAATGTAATTAATGGATCTTTAATCGTAGTTGCTTCTGTATCAACAGTTGTTGTTGTACCGCTAACGATCAAGTTACCAAGAATCGAAATATTTCCTACGGTTAGTGTTTGGTCGACTGTTGCATCACCGTAAACTCTAGTACCGTCTTTTAATTGTGCCATTTTATTTTTCCTTTAAGAATGTTTAATTTTGATGTATTACTTTTAAGATAATACTGAGTTTGTTTCAACTAACTCGTTTGCTAATAGCAATGCACCATTTTTTAATTGTTTCATTGCTCCGTTGAAATACGTGCTTAATGGAGTAAGACCACTATATGTTAATGGACCTCCCACTGCGCTAACAGACCTATTCTTTCCTGAATCATCTGTTAATACGTGTCCAGAATCTACTACATTAAGTAATAGAACTGTGTTTGATATTACAGTAAGAGGATTATATGCAGTACTAAAATTACTAGTATATACTGCAAACCCTTTTACTATACGAAAATTTGTTACATTACCATGCAACCATCCAAGAGTTGCTGGATTATCATCATTATCTAAACCACTGATTTCACCACCGATTGCTAATGCTCTTGATGATAGTGAATTATATGGGCTTACATCAGTTATAACTGAAACACCATTAATGTATACATTGGCTACTTTATTGTGTTTTACTAATGCTACATGAAACCACAACCCTTGCGGTACCGTGCCTGCACCAGCAGAGATAACATGGTTACTACCGTTCCAATAGTACATAGCACCATTATTAACTTCTACGTTATCTCCGTCTGGAAAACACCATAGTCGTGTATATCCAGTTGAATTTAATAAAAACCAACCTTCAATAGTAAAGTCACCCTCACCGAACATAAAATCACCTGTACCAGTAACTTCAATTCTTTGGGAGGTTCCGTTTAATAGTACTGATCCTCCCGATGGGGTTCCTGTACTTAATGTTAGTTCATCCAAGTCATCTGCAAAAATATGAGTTTTTGTGATTGAATGTCCTGTCTTTACAAGCCCAGTATTATCAAATGTACCCACTGTATATAGTGTTCCATCATTTAATAATCTTGCTGCGATTGTTGTCGGTTGCGACATATTTTATCCTATCAATTAAATTTAAAACTTATCGAATTAGACATATCATCATGGTAGATGCTACTTCTAACTACACTCCCTGTAACTGCGTAATTTGCCAAATTAATGGCTCCTCCCACTGTTATATCTTTTTGTACTCCAACTCCACCTGTAGTAGTGAATGCACCGGTATCGGTAGAAGTTGAATTTGTACTACTATTTAGCGTAAATTTAGTATTAACCGTTATAGAGTTAGCATTTATTGCATTTGCAGTTAATGTTCCGTCTATATTTGCGGTGTTTGCTTGTATAATATTTGCTGTCAATGCTCCTGGAGTATATACATTTCCAGAGAAGATTGCAGTAGTTGTATTAGCGGTTAAGGATTGAGAACCAGGAAGATTGATATTTCCTGATAGATATAAGTCTTTGAATTTTCTTGATGCTGTACCTAGTGTAAGTGCTGATGGCACACCTGGTATTAGGTTCGAATTTACATTTCCAGCTACGTTCAAGTCCGTAGTGGACAAATTGCCTACATTGGCATTTCCCGTCGTGGCGTCTAACGTTATATTTCCGGTCTGGAGACCTTGTCTTACGTTAAAATACTTATTAGCCATAGTTCCAAACAATCCCCATTGCTATTTTTATTTTAATCAGTTACATATGTTGATACTAAATTTACGTATGTATTTGAATTACTCCCTATTGCATATAGACAAACGTTTGCACCTACAACATTACTACTAAAAGTAACAATGTCTGGTACAGTTCCTGTACTAACATCACCATACGTTTGTATAAAACTAATCGTATCGTCATGTATAATAAGCATTTCTGCTACCTCAAAACCGTCATCATTTCTTGCTGATATAATGTATTTAGCAGACCTGTATAAAGTTTTGGGGAAGATATCTATTAAAGTATCTGTAGAATTTGACACTGGCTTACCTGTACCTGCACTTACCATACTTCCTATTGAAGTGGTTCCGGTAATAGATAAATTATTGATGCTTAGTGCATTTCCTACAAAAGTATTAGCATATATATTACCGTTGCTATCTCTTACAGGTAATGTACCGCCCTGTACTTGTACATTAGCAACTATATAGCCTGCACTTACATCAATCCAATTATAACTACTTCCATCATAGATATATTGGTAAATCTTGTGTAATGTCTGGTCGTACCATTCATCACCCACTTGTGGGTTAGTTGGCATTGTAGTAGAACTTACATAAGTTGCTACTGTTCTACCGTTACGTGTTATAGCGTTACTTGCCGCTAGTGTATTTGCACTTATAACATTAGCATTAGAAATATTTCCATTTGTACTAATTACAATGTTACCCAAAGTAGTTGTACCGGATACTGTTAATGATGTTAATGTACCAACCTGTGTGATATTATTTTGATTTGCGTTTATTACAGTACCTGAATAGGTTGCGTAGTTAGCATTTCCTGTATTGAAGTGTACCGCGACACCTGTCAATTGACTTCCGTCACCAATAAAGTAATTAGCAAATACTGCATTTGCACCTGTAATAGTACCACCTGTACCATCACCAATAGTAATATTTCCAGCAGTATCAATATTTCCGGCAGCAGTAATATCCCCTTTATTATCAATACTTACGTTACTCGCTGTATTACCTACTAATAATGTTACTGTATTTGCTCGTCCGTTTACATTTAAACTGGTCAAAGTACCTACACTAGTTACATTAGGTTGATTTGCAGTAGTTAACGTACCTGTTAAATTAACTGCTGAAACTGAACTGAATCCTGTCAAACTAGGTGCAGGGCTTGCTCCACTACTAGTAATATCTCCTGCCATTACTAAACCAGTTAGTGTTCCAATTGTAGTGATATTTGACTGATTAGCAGTAGTTAGTGGGCCGGTCAATGTTGTACCAGAAACATCCATTCCAGAATGTATATTACCATATACACCTAAACCACCTAAAGTAAGTATTAATGCACCGGTGCTAGAATTTATACTATCTGTGTTGCCAGTTATAGTAACATTACTTTGTGCTTCTACATTTCCCTGTAATATAGTTTTACCAGTTACTGTTAATTTAGTAGTAGTTATATTATTAGAAACTGATAAATTGCTTTGACCAGATATATCACCGGAAACAGTTAATGAAGTTAATGTTCCTATACTTGTAATATTTGGTTGTGCATTTGTATATACTGTGCCGGCTACTAGTGCATTTCCCACTTGACCTGTTATATTAGCACCGTTGATACTATACAATAAACTACCATTACCACTAAAGTAATTACTAATAGTTAGATTACCTAAACTAGCATTACCTGAAGTTAAGTTACCTGTAATTGATAGGCTAGATAATGTTCCGACTGAAGTAATGTTTGGTTGTGCATTAGTATAGACAGTACCTGCAATCAGTGCGTTACCAACTTGACCTGTTACATTAGCACCTGTAATACTTGTCAATAATGACCCGTTGCCACTAAAGTAATTACTAACAGTTAGATTACCTAAACTAGCATTTCCTGATGTTAAGTTACCTGTAATTGCTAATGAAGTTAGTGTACCTACACTAGTAATATTTGGCTGACTTGCAGTTGTTAGTGTACCGGTGAATAATGTTGCACTTAGTGTATTTGACGTTGAGTTGAATGTTAGATTTGCACTATCAACTAACGCACTATTTGCATTAGCAAATGGGATACGTGTTGAAGTTAAACTAGTGACAATAACATTGGCTAAATTCGATAAACCGCTTACTAATAGATTACCGGTTACGGTTTCAGATTGATTTACAAACTCATTATTAACAGTGGTTGTTATACCCAATACTGTTAGGTTACCTGTTACAGTTACGTTACCGCCGGTTGTAAGATCACCTGCATTATTGATATAAACATTACTTGAAGTATTACCAACCAATAATGTTACAAACTTAGCATTACCTGCTACATTTAATGTACCACCTACATTGACATTTCCTGACCCATCAATATAGACATTAGGGGTAGTATTACCTACAGTTAGATTTAATAGATTACCGACACTAGTAATATTAGGTTGAGAACTTGCACTTACTGTATTTGCACTACCACCTGCAGCCTTTATATTAGATAGTAATCCACCGTCACCTGTATAATAATTGGCATTAACTAAATTACCAAGATTAGCATTATTAGATATAAGATTACCGGTAATAGTAAGTATGTTACCGTTATAGTCAAAAGTTAATCCTGCACTAGCACCAATGTTACCAGAATTATTATATTGTACTTGCGTATTTGAACCAGCGGCTGCGACACTACCTGAACCAGTTTTACCATCTACATATTCTTTAGTAGCGGCATCTGTTCCGTCAACAGGATCAACTACGTTTTTAAGTAACGTTTGTGAAGGGAAGGTGAGTGTTGCTGCTGCCATATTATGATGTTGTTAAAATAAATGATGCCGTTGTGAATCCACTAAAACCATAAATTGAATAGTTATAACTTTGTCCACTTGAGGTGATAGTCTGCGTTCCTGAAACTGAAGGAGAATCAACGATGTCAAATCCACCAAACACATGCTTAAATGTATGACTTGCTAATGGCGATGCATTACCTGAATTTGTAATTGCTAACCATAGATAGTTACTTGCAGTAGTTGATGTAGTTGCACCTTGTCCAGTAACGTAGTTGTTACTATTACGACTATCGGATACAGCAAATGATGGTAGACTATTGTTATTTGTTATTTTCCAGAATAGAGGATAATATTTAGTTGCTGAATTTACTGTGCCGTTAACTGTACTAGGAATAGTTCTGTTGCCATAACCATTCAACCCTGCTCCATAATAATCACTAGTTGTTATTGTATAACTACTTGTACTATCTATGCTTCCACTAGTACCACTAGCACCTCCTGTACTTGACAAACTTGTAGTACTTATTGCACCACCACTATACGTTAGGTTACCTGCACTTGTAGTGCCTGTTGTACTTACTGACCAGTTGAATGTTTGATTTAAATTCCAATATGGTATACTGCTACTTGGGAAATTACCTGATATAGAATTTAAACTATATGCAATAGGTGCAGTAGATACTAATGTTGTACCCGATGCTGTGTTTATATTTGCACCAAATGTTCCTCTGTCATTAGTCAAATTAGCAAGTACTGTGTTATTTACAGTAGATAAATTACCTGCTTGCACACTAGCATTTAGACTCGTACTTGGTATAGTGAACGTAGCATTTGCATAGCCATTTGAAGGTGTGATACCGTTTAAGTTATAAATTCCCAATAACTGAGTACCGGTTAGTGTTGTACTACCGATTTGTAAAGTATCAGTGGATTGTATATTAAACTTAGCATTAGCCAAACTAACTGTAATAGATACATTTGCAGTATTAACTGTATTTGCTACATAATTAGCATATGCATTTTTAGTTGTTCCTACTAAAGATCCTCCAATAGACCATTGGTCTGATATTGATAGACTTACAGGGCCTAATTGCTTTAATGTGTATATGCCACCTGGGTAACTTGCATTTGCATAATCTACTGTAAAAGCAAGAGTTGATCCGGCAACAACAGTACTGATATTTGATGTAACTAAAAAGTAGTTTGCGATGTTAGCATAATGTAGTCCACCTGAATTATTAGTAGCAGCCAACACGTAATCTGTTGTCCCACCTGTTATAGTAATATCACCTACATTAGCACTAACTGTGGTTGCGGCTGCACCTGTACCACTAAACTGTTCCCATACTATGTTGTTAGTCCCTATTACAACTACACGTGTTGTTTGTACCCATCCTGTTGCTTTTAACGTATTACCTGATTGCACGAATACAAAGTCACCACCGTCAAGTTCAACTGTTTGGTCTGTGTCTAACGCACGTGTTAATATTTTGAATGTAGGATCTATTGTATAGATACCGTTAGTTGTTTGGTCAGATTCATCTTTAATTAATAGTCGGTCTTGCGGTTGAATAGTATAACCATCTAACATTGTTAATGCCACACTTAATGTTAGTGTTGCATTATATCCATTTGTACCATTATTATATAATACTGACCCGCCTGTTATTGTTGCTAGGCTTAGACCCGGTGTTCCGGCTTGTGCTGGAATATGTAGATTTAATCCTTGTGCTACACCATCAACATAACGTTTTGTTGCAGCATCTCCTGGGGCTTCTGGTTCTGCTAGATTACTAATCTTTTTATTACTTACATCAATAACACCGGTACCGTTAGGATTCAATGTTATATTAGAATTATTAGTACTAACAAATGTATTAGATATTAATGCATTAGCAATTACGTTGGCATTACTGTCTACGACTTGGACATCGTTTACTGAAAGACCGTTCTGTACGTTGAAGTTTTTTAGTGACATTTTTAATGCTTATTAAATTAATCTGTATTGTGTTGTCCAAACAATTGAACTAGTAGTACTAGGAGTTACTTTTAAGTATACGTGTGTAGTATCACTTGTCATACTAAATGTACCAGTAGTACCACCCAAATTTATTGTTCCATATGTAGTAAAATCAACACTCGTAGGGGTAGATCCATCATGTACTGCTAATATAGTAGCAACACTATATTTACTAGCGGTTGTACTTTCACCTTTTATTATAAATTCTACTGCTCTAAATGCACTAACATCCAATGTTACTAGTGTAGCCAAAGTCAATGAACTTGTGGTTACTGTAGTAGATAAAATACTGCTATTACCAATTACTACACTTGTAGAATTTACAGTATTTGCACTAACTACATTTGCACTTAATGTATTTGTAACACTTACATTACTTGATACACCTATATTACCAGTGACACTTGCACCACTGCTAGATATAACCAATACATTTGAAACACCACCTGCATTGAAATTAATATTACCATTTAAAAATAAATCAATTTCAGTAGTACCATTTGCTACTTTACTTGTATCTAAACTACCATAGTATAGTGTTCCGTTAGCATATGTCTTTATATACTGACCATCTAAACCTGCAACATTAGGATAAATTACTCCGCCTACTTTAAGTTGATTTACATTTGCTAAACCAGAAACATTTGCACTTGACAATATACCAACACTAGTGATATTAGGTTGACTTGCAGTTGTTAATGTACCTGAAATATTCGTTGCACTAACATTACCAATGAAAGTGCTGGCTTTTATATTTCCATATTCATTTACAGTTACAACATTATCACTAACTGATATGTTTGATCCTGCTTCAAACTGACCATTCGCAGTTTTCCAAATAAATGCTTGATTTAGTGGGCCGGCACCTGGACCTGTTGTATAATTATCTAATACTAAGCCTCTATCTTTAGCATCATATGAAGTAGCATTACCACCTGCTGAATCTCCACCTAAAGTTATTAATGGATCTTTGATGCTAGTAGTTGTTGTGTTTACAAATGTAGTTGTACCGCTTACTGTTAAATTACCAGAGAATGTTGCATCTGTTGCACTAATGGCTCCTGCGCTAATAGCACCATTACCATATAATTTTATATTGTTTCCTGAACCTACATTAATGTTACCTATCACGTTTAAGTTAGCATTGGTATTATCAAATTGTAAATTTACATTGCTTGTAAGATTAACACCATCACTAAAATTAATATATCCACTAGGACCAGATGCAGTTCCAAAAGCCCATGCAACACCGTTTGCATGTAATAGGTTATCTGTAAGTAAATTACCTGTAGTAACATTACCAGTTGATGTAACTATCGTTGTTGGTATTTCACCTACTGAGAAACCTGCAACCGAGTTAAATGTTCTTATTGCCATTTTTATTTTCCTTATTCTTTATAACTTGTTACCATTATTTTATAATTTACATTAGGGATAACAGGTGTTACTATTAAGTTAATGCTTCCACTATTATATACCACTTTAAAATCTGCGACTCCCGGGCTTGATTGTGGTACATCTATTGTTCCGTATTCATAATAACCAACATCTCCGTTTAGAATTGTTGCCATTATTTTACTTGTTTGTCTATAATAAGGCGATGCAGTAGTAGTTGCTATGATTGTATAATCCATACTACAAACTGTAGTTGCATCTGCTGTTGTTAATATTTGATCCGCACTAGTAGTTGCAGTAACAACATGCAACACAGTAGTACTGCTAAATTCATTTACTCCTGTACCCAATGTAAATGTATTTGCTGTTATTTTTCCATTAGTAACGGTTAGTGTATTTGTTGCTTTGTTAAAAGTAAAATTTTGATTTGCATCTACTGTACCAGTAGTATTAAACAATACATATGTTGAATACCCCGGAGCAGTTACACCACCTGAAATAGTTCCTGTAAAACTACCTACAAAAGAAGTGGCGTATACTGTATTTGCAGTACGTATATCAGTAGAACAATTAATTTCATTAGCCGTAACAGTTCCAGACGTTGTAATATCGCCATTAGCGGCAATAATTGGTAGAGGGGGAATTCCTACTGTATAACCGCCTACTGAGTTAAATGGATCTGGTGCTGCCATGGTTGCCTTAAATTATCTTATTGAGTATTTATCATTATTGAAGAATAGTATCTTGCAGTTATCACCGTGCCATCTTGCGTAACCATTGACTGCGACTTGTTTGCCACAATGTGGACAATGTTTCTTTTCACGTTTTGATCCTCTAATTGCTTCTGCTTTTTTAGCAATAGTTTCCGATGATTGTTTTCTTCCTATTGCCTTTTCACGTTGCTTAATCTTAGTTTCTTCACTATGCTTCTTACCAAACATTCCGTTGTTGTCGCCAGTTACTGCTTTTGCGATATTTTGTTTCCATTCTTCACTAAAAGAATCTCGTTTTTTACCAAGTTTTGATTCAGAGATTTTTCTCCTAGCATCTATTTGTTTTGATCCATTTTTATCACCAGTAACTGCTTCTTTTTGTTTTTTAAATCCTTCTTCACTACGATAAAATTTATCACCGTACATTGGGTTATTTTCTCCATTATACCTTTCACTTTGCATTTGAGAATATTCTTCTTTAAGTTTTGCGTAAACTCTTGAAGTTATTTTTGTTTGATATCTTTGTTGATTTTTATTTTCAGCCCGCATCATCCTTAGTGCGTTTAGCATTTTCCAATGTTCTTCACCTGTAGGATATATTTTAGTCAGTAACCAATGACATATAAAATGTTCTCTTGCTGTAATATACACTAAATTAGATTTTATATCTGTTCCGCCAAGACTCTTTGGTAGAATATGATGGCATTCATATCCATGTTCTCTTTGTGTTTTGCCGTTTGCGATGATACTATCATACCAGTTTAAATATTTGTTCATACTATTATTTATGTTCGTCAATTCAGTATAATAGTATATTATTAACGGCAATAAAAAAGAGCACCAAAGTGCTCTTTTTCTGATTTACTAATCAAGACCTTTTGATTAATAAAAGGTTAAGTTAGATACGGCAATTTCTGATAGATAATCAGCAGCATTACCGAAAGAACTCGCAGTATTAGTAAGCTCTATGTAGCCATACCTTGTCATAAATGATACGACTGGTTCGAACGTACTTGGATCTAGAACAACACCAGAACTCATCAATGGGATGTATGGGCAATAGAATGCCGCTGCATCTGTCTCTGATGAACCTTTGTATCCAACTAGAACTGCTTGTGTATCTGGAGCATATGTGTTAACGAAAACACGCATTGCACCATTCAATGTACCAACAAACTTAGTGTTTGTAGGTGCTTCGAAAGTACCTTCTGTTGTACGTGCAAACGCTGAAGTAGTTGCTGATTGCAATACTGTCAATGCTGCAGGTGATACAACTGCCCAGTTACCAGCACCACGACGTGTGCGTTGTGCAATCAAGTTTGCAGCACGGTTGATTAGAACAGCTAAAGCAGCGTGTTCGTCACCAACGAATGTAGCAGTACCTGATACTGTTGCTTGGTTGTATGTATACTCTTGTGTAGCCAATGTTGACAATGACAATAGAATCTCTTGGTCGATTTCAGCAGTAATTTCTTGTGCTAAAGCGGCCATGATCTCTGCTTCAACGTCAATACCATGTTGGCTTTGTGCGTCTTGAGCAGCTTCGAATGTCCAACGTGCTTGCAACTTACGTGACTTGGCTTCAACAGCCTGACGTAGAATCTGAACGCTGATATTCTTACCACCGTTACCCTCTAGAGTAGCTGTGTTGTTACCAGTATAGATTGCTGATGAGTTGCTATCGCTACGTTGTGTAGAATATGCTTGAGCAATTTTGAATGGGCTCAATGCTTCTTCACCAGCTTGTACTGATGTTTGAGCAGTTGATGTATCACTCAAAGTACCTGCATAACGTACACGTAGTGTGTGAATTTGGCCAACTGGACCTGTCATTGGCTGTACGCCTACCAACTCGTTAGCAATAACTGTTGGCATTACACGACGGATAACTGGTAGAATAACACGGTTTAATGTAGCGATGTTACCAGCAGTAGTTGTGCCTGCTGAAGATTCAGCAAGAAGTGATTTGCGAGTATTCTCAAGAATAACTTGCATTGTTGAACGACGAGTACCTTTAAGACCTTCAAGTAGGGCTTCTTTAGTCTCATCCCAACGGCTTTCTAATAGAACTTGTGACATTTTTATTTTCTCCTAATATGTCTTTTTTGATTAAAGCCCTGCCAAACGTCTTAGGTCGATGACGTTATTACGGTCTTCGGCTTCAACTTGTTTTGTGGCAGATTTATTACCTGTAACTTCTTGTACGCTCTCAGATAGCATAGACTTTTTACTTTCTTTCTTTTCTGTGATTGTATTCAAAACACTTGGTAAATACTTATCGAAAGCGGCCTGTAGACGAGGTGTTTGGACGCTTTCTAGTAAGTCACGCATTACAATTGCTTTTTCCTCATTAAGAGTAGATAGCAATTCATCCATAGTTTTTTGACGACTTGTGGACTCTTTAATAATACGAACTTCACGTTCTTTGCTTTCAACTAATTTCTTAGCTTCAGCGATTTTCTGTGTAGATTCTGCTAGTTGTTCTTCCTTTTGAGCTAATGCTTGCATTAACTTACGAGTATCAGCCTTCTCATTTAAATGAGTTGTACTGAATTCACTAGCGAAACTTTCAAAAATACGGCGACCAAAATCGTTTTCACGTGCGGTCTTAATATCTTCTTTTAATTGGCTTAATTCGCCTTTTAGATGTTTAGCAACAGATTCGTTCATTCTCTTAGCACTTTCTGTGACGAATTTCGCCTTCAATGCTTCAAGTTGTTTACGTCCTTCTGCAACTAACTTAACCTTTGCTTCAACTACTGCTTGTTTGTCTTGTGAGAATTCTTTGATTTCACGTGCCAAAGCATGAACAATAAATTGCTCTAACTTTTGCTGACTTTCTAGTTGTAGTTTACGCTCACTACGTAATTCTTTGATTTCTTCTGATAATTTTGTTACCATAAAATCATTAAATTTACTTGCGTTTTCACGTAGTTTTGTGTGCGCTTTTACACGGTCTTCGTTCATTGCAGCCTTTTCAGCTTGAAATTCTTCAATCTCTGCTGTCAAGCCTTCTGTAACCATTTTATCTAGGGCTTCTACCATTATGCTTTTATCGTGGTCATAACGTTGTGCAAATTCTTCTCTCAATTCTGCACGTACTTGTTCACGGGCTTCGTTCAACTTAGTTTCCCATGCTTCATTCAAAGCAGTAGAGGTTTCTTCATTGATAAGTCCACTTTCAAGTAATGGTTTGATAGCATCTAACATGCTGTTTTCCCCTTATTTAATCTTGAGGTCTTTGATGAGTCGAGTTACCTCTTCTCTCAAATACTTCTGTACTTTTTTGTCGTTCTGTGCATCCTTTGCAATACCCAACACTCTATGACCATGTCTCATATTCATAAGACCTTCATAAATTGCTTTAGGGTATGCATTAGGTGCACTTGGCTGTGCGACAATATCCACAGTGACTATTTCAAAGTCACTAACCTTGCCTGATCCTTCATCAACGTTACCGCTGCCTCTGGAACTAACTCCTAACTTCACTCCTGATTCCAACATAGTTGATACTAGTTGTCCCATTGGAGTTGGTAAAATTTTTAATTTACCGAAACCATTAGCACCATCCATCCACATATTAGTAATCATATGTGATACACGGTCTAGGTTAATTTTTAAATCATCAGGATGATCCACTTCACCGAGAACTGAATTACCTTCTGATATTTGTTCGTTTAAGGTTTGTACTGCGTTTTCAATTTCAGACACGGGGTAAACACGCTCATTGGCGTTTTTAACCCCACCCTGAATGAAGATGCCTTTCATGTAAAGGCTCTTCTTATCACCGTCTTCTTTAACGGATTCGACAACCATACTTGCGCGGTCGAATGTTAAATTTTCCTTAAGATACAAAGCCATTATCTCAGGTTACCTTACTTAACAATTTTCTTTGTTGTAGTTTTAGCTACTGGCTTCTTAACAGACTTTTTACCTTCGCCTACAATAGACTTAGTATTCTGTCCGTCATCACCATGTTTTGCTTTTGGTGCTGCTTCGCCTTTTTCTTTAAACTTGAAACTGTTTGGGCTGTTACCATATGCACCTGCATGTTTGATATCTTTAGTAGTTGGAGCTAATACACCACCTTGTGTACCACCTTTACCGCCATCACCGCCTTTAGCAATGTTTGCAGCACTTGCACCGTTACCAGATACTTTTGGTCCACCAGAAACGATTGACTTAGTATTTTGACCATTGTCACCATGTGTTACAGAAACTTTCTTTAGTTGAATTGCTTCTTCTAATGCTTCTTCGTCTTCTTCATCTTTGGCTTCAGTAACGTCTTCTTCCTCGTCATCTTCTTCATCGTCTTCTTCTTTGGCTTCCATCATGTCTTGGTCATCATCCATGCCTTCTTCATCGCCCATGTCTTCATGACCTTCTTCGCCTTCTTGACCCATGATTTCTTCAAACTCAGCCATTAACTGGTCTAGTTTGTCTTCTAAGTCAACAACGCGGTCTTCTAAACCTTCTTCACCTTCTTCTCCACCGAATTCTTCGCTGTCTAGGTCAACTTCTTCGTCACCCATACCATCATCACCAACTTCGATGTCATCAAATTCTTCGTCACCTTCGAATGCGCCTTGCTCTTCAGCCTGGTTCTCTGCACTCAATTCGTCAAGCATACCCATAGATTGGTCCATGCCCATTTCTTCATCCATCAAGTTTTCATAAATCTGGCGTGATTTCTCAACTACGATATCGTGAAATAAAGCACGTGCTTGTTCTTCATTCTCATTGATAATTAAATCAATTAACTTTTCAAATTTTTTGTTATCCATTGTTTGTCTCCTGAATTAAAATGGCTTTGTATTATATTTACACCGTATGTCAAATTAGTACTCATTAACTACTATTTTTTTACGTTTTTGTTATAAAAATGTAATATTTTATAAAGTTGGTGCGCCTTCTGCTGGCGCTGGCTGATATTGTTTACGAATTTTCTTGAGATTGGTCACATGTTCAAAGTTGCGAACGTCATTCATTTTACGTAATTTACGTATCTGACGTAATGTTAATTTTGTTTTACGACTTTCTTTATATTTGATTTTGCTATTGTCCGTGCCGGTATTTTGGTATCCGGGTATTGCTTGGTCAAACATTTCAAATAATTTCATATATGTATTTATCACATATTTGGTGCGCCGGCGGGTGCTCCGGCTGCGCCTGCAGGCATTGCTTCTGGACCTGCTACTGCTGGTGGAAGTTCACCGGGCATTGCTTCTGGTGCAGGTTCTTCCATACTATCAGCGGTTTCTGTATCACTTTCAATATCACCCTGATTGATACCGATACTACGTAAATCACTACCTTGTGCTTCACTATCTTCCGGTGTTTCACGTTCTTCAAACCACAATCTCTGATTTTCTTCAATCTCTTCCTTAGTCAATCCTAAGAAACGTTCCATTGCAAAACGCTTTGAGATATAAGGGAATGCTTCCATTGTACCAAATACTGCAACACGTGCATTATCTAGTTCACTTTGACGATATGCAGCAAAGTTTTGCGGTGCATTAAACTTTAAGTCAAATAGTCCACCGTCAATGTTTAGTCCTCTCCAGCGCATGAATAACTTGAATTCATCATTTAATTTTTGTGCTAGATAATTTTGCAATCTTTCACAATATTGATTAAATCTGAACTCTTGTATCATAGCAGTTCCAACACGACCGTCATTCATTGGAGTTGGGCTATCTTCTGGACCTTGTGGTAAATAACTACTTGGCACACGCAATCCACGTGCTAACCTATTGTTGAAGTAGCGTAAATCATCAATCTCACCTAAGTTTTGACCACCGGGTAATGTAGTAACATCAGACCCTCTACCACCTTCACTTACTGGGAAGAAGTAATCTTCATTCATTGATAATGGATTATATGATGCATCCATTATACTTGATCCACCCTGTACGCTTGGAATACGTCTTTGATGTATCTCATTCTTAACTCTATCAACAAAAGCCATAGCCATATGACTTGGCATATTGCCTACGTCAATCTTGAAAACTCTGCGTTCTGGTGCACGTTGTACACGATAGATAAGAATAGCATCTTCTAATAGTTCTTTTTGTTTGTAAACTTTGAAAATGTTCTCAAGTACTGATTGACCAAAAGGCCAGTATCTATCTAATCCTTCAGTTAAACTGAGATGTAGTATGTGTTTAGCATCAATAGCCGCTTCGTTTAATGCTAAACTAAACCGACTTCCGGCGGTACCTGCGGGCATACTTGGAACTGTATAACCTTGTGCGGCGCCACCGCCACCTGTACCACCAAAACCTGTACTAGGATTGGCTGCAAAGTCAGTACTTACTTTCTCTGCTACTGTTAAATTCTGTAAATTAGGGTTGATATCTTTAACTACATATTGCTCAGGCTTCTTACCTTCACTTTCGTTAACAATAACTTTAGTAACTTTAGTCATGTCAACCCAATATAACTTAAAGTTTTCTGGATCACGAATG